TACAGGAATAAATGTATTATCCCTGGTCTTACCTATATTAATTTGATGTGTCTGATAGAAAGGTTCTAAGAATAAATCCCCCATCATAACTCGAAGTCTAAACCAATCCCAAGGTGCGTCCTCCTCATTAGAATATTTTATCTGTTCTAATATATGAGTGCCAGTCGCTACGCTTAAGTGTGTAAGGTTGGCTTCACCTTGGTATGATTTGTTTCCTCTCATACTATTACGAGCAAAGTGTTGTTGTATAGTATCCATTGAGAATACTAGGTATGCTTTAAGATCTTCTAAAGATGTTTCTTTTAAAAGACTACAAGCAATATGAGCTTTCGCTTTAGTTATCTTATGCTTTAAGTAGTTAAGCTGCTCCTCCATTTTACTCCTTTCACTTCTCTATTATTGTTTAATAATAGTAATATACCTGCATCATCTTTAAATGTTTCTCTAAAAAGAATCCTGCTTATTCCACTTTGCATTATAAGTTTAGCGCATTCCATACAGGGTGAGAGAGTGCTGTATAATGTAGCACCCTCAGAACTCCCCGTACTTTTAGCTAACTTACAGATTGCATTTGCTTCGGCATGTATAACTTCAGGTAACGTACCACCATTAGCATGCTTACATTCATTAGGCATACCAGCTGGCATACCATTGAATCCAAAGGCAAGTATATTATTATCCTTAACGATTACTGTTCCAACTTTATGATCAGTATCGTGAGACATCTCACTAATCCTTGTAGCTATATCTAAATATAACTCATCGTATCTTTGTTGTTTATCCATTAGATCTCCGTAAAAATACTATCCGTAGCTGTTAGTCTCCCCGTCTTATTACTATATACTGCTGATCCTGCTGAACCTGTTAGCCCAGTAAACCTAGACTTCAGTACTCTAAACTTAATAGTGTTACGTTCAGTTTCATTATCAGCGATCAGGTTTCTAGCGAATGCTACTATATCAAATGATATTTGTTTGATAGAACCACTACCTTTTATATCATCAATAGATGCTAGCTTACCTTCTTCAAAAGAAGCACCACCTCCAGGAGCTTTCCTTAAGTGTGATATTAAACACAACCATATGTTATGTTTCTTTACAATCTTAAGTAAGTCACTCATTACTTTATCGATTGCTTCATTACCAGACAGACCTTCAGCTCCTTCAGAAACTGCAATTGTTATGTGGTCTAGGATTAAATACTTACAACCCATTAAACACATGTACTCTATCTTATCTGTTAATGTTGAATCTCCAACAGAACCTTGATGGTCTAGTAAAACTAAACGCTCATCTCCAAATACAGATTCAAAGCCTTCTCTTAAATCTAATTGGTGTAGGTTAGTATCTTTATGGTCTAGTCTTTGTTGTAATGCCATCTCAATAAACTTCTCAGCTGTATCTCCTACACTTTCTTCAAGAGATATTAAACCTACTTTATTTTCTTTATCTTTTAATAAGTCTAGTACAACTTCTTTAACGATAGTAGATTTACCTGAGCCAGTACCACTAGTAAACAAAGTAATCTCACCATGCCTGATACCCTTTAGCTTTTGGTTTAATCCATCTAAACATTTAGGATAAGGTCTTGACTTGGTTCTCTGTCTCTGTAAGAACTGATTCCAAATAGATTCACCCATTACTAAACCAGCAGGTGACCAGGTTTCTGCATCCCAGTAGCTTTGTAATAAACTCTTAGAGCCATGCTTTAGTAGCTGATCACAAGGATCTTTCTCTAATAGCTTAGCTACTTTAACTTTACCAGCACCGATTATCTTAGCGACTTTCTGTACTGCTGCCTGACCGGCATCATCTTTATCAAAGAATAATATTACTGAATCAAATTTCCTGATCCATTCTCTTTGCTCAAGTACAACCTTACAACCTGATGCACTTGGAATCGATACGACAGGGAAGACTCTATTATATTTATCTAAGAAGCATTGTGCTACAGCACATGCATCTAGTTCTCCTTCAGTTATTACGAGTGTCTTACCACCTGTACTAACTGCTTGACCAAACAATTCTATATTAGTGAAGCTACCATGTGCTATAAAACTTTTAGGTAACTTACGTTCTTTAAATGCAATCACTTTACCATCATACTTATTTGTATACGGATAGAAGTGTGAACCACCGGAACCGTCAGGATTTACAGCCATCTTAATTCCGAAGTGATCTACTACTTGTTTACTTATACCACGAGAAGTAATTGCAAAACTATTTAACTCATGGATTTCATCGAGTGTTATGCTGCTATTAGGTTTAGCAACAGGTTCTAAGTCATTCATATTATTTACTTTCTTAGTTGAATATTGACATGAAAAACAGTATGCGCCGTCTTCATAAATTGTAAACGCATCTGATGAATCACACTTTGGGCAGGCTGTCTGCTTGTAACTCATAATTAATTGTCCTTTCCAATAACTCTTTGTCATTTACTATTGTTAAAGGTAAAGCGTCTATCCACTTTTCTACTTTCACATAGAGATATTCTTTACCTTTATTTGTTATGTGTTTATCTAATGTTATGTGATAAACTTTATTGTCATTAAACTTTTCAAAGATACCTTGGTATGTATCTAACAGTGGCTTCACTACATTATCTAGGTCCGCCATTCTATTAGATACACCAGCAATAATCTCAAACTCCAGGAAATCTGAATCTTCAAAGGGCCATTCAACCCCTTGAAGTTCATCTCTCAATTCATTTTGATACTGTATGTACTTGATCTGCTTTATTGCTTTGTTCCTGTATGTCATTTGATTTGCTGACAGAGGTTTGATCTTGAATGTATGCTTTAATATCTTCATACTCTTCCCATGTTGTTAGCATTCTTAGTAGCTTATAACTAAGATCTAATTGTTTTATAGTTTGTCCATGCTCTTTCCAAGCTGCGGTAATCTTATTCCACTGTCTACTTAATGGTACGCCAGCTAATATCTTCTCAGCTTTCTTAGGACCAATGCCTTTAATACCTGGGATATTATCTGTTGCATCACCAGTTAAACACTGAAGGTATAGATGATGTAATGCTTCTTCTTCATTAATTAATTTCCAAGTATCTTTACCATAATTGTAATGATGTCCTGGTATTTGAAGTAAATCTTTATCAATACCACAGATTACATATTCATCTTTACTTTCCATAGCTTCATAAGCCCAGATAGAAACGAGATCATCATCTTCCATGCCATCAGCTTGGATAGCACCCTTAGATACAGCATACTTATGTAAGTAATTTAGTTTATCTTTTATTTTCTGATCTAGCTCAGGACGTTTTGATTTATAATCAGAAGTCAGATCTTTTCTAAAGTTTCCTTTACCTTTAACTGCGTATAGAACTTTGAGTTCATCAGTAAAAGGATTAACTAATTTATCTGATACTTCCATTTTCATTTTGTTACAGAAACTATTATAGTTCTTTCTTAATTCAGATTGATTCTTAGATTTGTAAGAGATCTTAAAGAATATAGAGTCTGTATCTACAAACATAAACTTGGTTTTCATTTGGTTCCTTTCTCTTCTAATTTATATTTAGAAGTATTGGGTGTTAGGTTTACATACTTACGAATGTCTGCATAAAATCCATTGAACTTAGAGGATTTAATTAGATCGATTAATTCCCAGTATTCTAGGATACCTAGAGTATTTACTTTAACTTTATCTCCAGGAATTAATAAGCGTTGAGGTCTTTCATTCCATTCACAGAATAGAAAAGCATTAGTATGTTCTCTTTGCTTTAATAAATAAACCATTTTATTACAGGGTATATTGTACCAGGTTTTAATAAACTTAACATCAATGTTACCCCAGATCTGATCGACACCATCAACTTGCCAGGCATCATGATCTTTCCATGTTCCTTTACTAATCATCCACCACTCAAAGACTTCACATTCAATATCAAGTTTTAATTGTTCGAATGTTCTACCTCGAGGGTTATACTTTTCAGCGCGAGCATCTCTTTGATTAATAAAATCTTTAGTTATTTTAATATCTACAATCATTAGTGTACCTCCGCATAATTAGAACCGATAGTTCCATCACCTGCCATGATAGTAACTCCTACTTTCTTAGGACCTTCAGCAAATGATTCTATTAGAATTTCTAATACACGATCAGCATGTTCTTCTTTAGCAGACCAAGCTACTTCATCATGGTAGTAGAGTCTAGGTTCAGCATCCAGCTTCTCTTCTTTAATCTTATTCATCTGATAAGCTACTGCTGCTTTAGTTGTGATAGCCTCACAACTTTGTAACAGATAATTAAGTGTCTGATAATCCTGAGGTGTATATACTTTACGACCATCAAGACCAGGAACATAACCTTCAACACTACTTTGTGCATCTGTTTTATTCCAGATAGAAACTAACTGATCCTTTAATGCTTTCAATCCAGGAATCGCATTACCGTATGCTTCAATAGATTCTTTACCTCTCTTGATATTACCAACACCTGTTAATACTTTACCAAGTTTAGTAGCACCAGCACCAAATAGAAATGCATAGATCCAGGTTTTTGCAGTACGTCTATCAGTATCGATGATGTCTGCATTATACTGGTGTATATCTCCACTCATAATCTGGTTGGTGAGGTTACTATCTTTAGCATAATGTGCAAGAGATCTGAATTGATTACCACTAGAGTCAGCACCTACTATCTTTCTTCCTGGTTCTGCTGTTAGTAATTCACGAAGTTCTTTACCAAGTTCAGCAGTTACTGCAGGTAGATTAGCGATAACTTCATGACGGCATCTGAATGTAGGCGTACCTACTACCCAGAGTTTACCATGTAATCTTCTACCAAACTGTAGGTTTTCTATCCAACCTTCTACTACACCACGTCTAGATCTAAGTGTTGTCCAATGATGTATAGCAGATCCATCCCAACCTAATTTATCTAAAGAAGTTTTAGTTAGCTTAGGAGTTTTCTTAATGAACTCTCTACCTAATCTTTCCATCTTCCAATCATCAGGTTCCCATCCGATTGTATAAAGATATTCTTTAACTTGTTCTAGGTTACCTAGGTTTGCAGGCTTAGTTACTTTTCTTTGAAACTCTCTACCCATTGGCCAGACTTTAGTGTTCTCTGGTTTAACATCTGTCTTTAGATACTCACTTAACATACGTGCAGTAGCTGCAGTGTAATAACCTTTCTTAGTAAACTT